CCCCCCGCCATACTCGAACAGGTTCGAGCGGGGCCCCCCGCAATCGCTCCCTTCGGTCGGCGAACGGTCTCGAGTAGAAGATGGAAGTGAAGTCATTCCACCCACTCCTCTCCGCATTGATAGCAGATGCAATGGGTAACAAAGCCATGGCCTTCTTTGAAAGGCTCAGACTCCTCGTCACCAATAAGGATCTTAAAACAATCTTTCGATTGTAATGTGTACCCACAGTGTTCACAAACGGAACGGTTAGCACATTCCTTGCCCATACGTGATCACCTGTTCGGTAAGACCGAGCATGTGGCCAATGAGCACTGCCAGCAAATAGCTGACATTGTTTTGCTTGACGTGAGCGATCACGCTGGCAATTTGAATTGCTTTTGGAGCCGCTGCAGTAATTGGTTCTTCCATATCACATTCGCTCCATGTTGTGCGCTTTCACGCCCTTGTAATCACCGCTTTGGACGGTGCAAGAAAGCCCGTTCGACAAGCTGTCGATGGTCTGTCCTGTTGCCTTAACGTAAACCAAGCCGCAAGGTGCATCGAAGAAGCCCGTGCTTATCTTTTGGTTTCCATTATTGCCGACAGTAAGTGTGGCGATCTTAACCCACACGCTTGGCAAGCCGTTCGCGTCATAGGGTGGTGAGTTACCACGTTGTTGAAGTGCTTCCATCTCTACTGCAGATGCGTCTGCTTCGAGATCGTCGTAAGGACCAGCTCCAGTTGGAACTGTAGGGCTGAGACTGGTGTTGCCTGCAAGATTGTATTCGTTCATGAGCGAATACTCTGTTGGAGTCGTAGCACCTGCCCAGGTAAAGGTCCTGGTCGCGCCAGCAGCATCTTCGACGATAGATGGGTCGAATTCACCACTGACAATGACTGCAGTAGCCGGTGTCGATGGGCTTCCGTCGACGACTGGGTAAAGGCTGGTGCCTGTTGTACCAGATCGAACTCGGAAGTCAAACCATCGTGCACGTGCACCCTTGGACAAGTTTTCACGTTCATCTGTGTAAGCTCTGTCAAAAACGGTCTTACCTTCTTCGTATGCTTTTTGGACCATCCAAGAATCCATTAATGCCCAGACATCAATGGTTGCTCCGAGTTGTACGTAGCTTGGATCCACATCGATTTTTTGTGTGTATCTTTTTCCGTATCGATAGAGACGGTGATTTAATTGGCTGAGAATTCGTCCAGTATCGAATTGCGCTTCCAATGCTCCTGGAGAGCCTGATACACCAAGCTGTATCTTGCGCTGCACGGGATAGTACGTTAGCGGCTTTTTCTTTCTAAAGGATGGATCCTTTACAACTTTCTTTTGCTTGTGGGTACGAGCCATGTACCATCCGTCGACGAATTAGGCATATCGTCTTTCCGGTCCATTCTTCATCCAGTCTCCGAATGGTCTTGCCAATCGAGGGAGATGTCTGCCATGGCCAGATCTCTCTTTCCCGTGATCGTAACCACCTGCGAGAAAATTTGTTACGTCCGCCATTTTCCCTTCTGGTACTTTCACTGGTTTTGTCACGTACTCAACTTTGGCCGAGTAACGTGCAATTGATGCAAGCTCATCTGCGCTTGCAATATCCAAAGTGTATAGACGTCCCAGGCCCAACGGTTCAAGGACCCGTTTATTTGACCTGGTCTTATTTTCCGCTTTTTCAGTTTGAAGCTTCATTGTTAGATCATCGTTCCATTCAAGCTGCTTTGTTGTTTCCTTCAAAGGAACCTGCCAATCATCTTCGAATCCGACCAAGATGGAATGCATGTGTGTATTCCACGTTGTTCCCTTGTTTGTAAATTCAAGGTAATGGGATCCTCCAGAAATTCCCCATTCTTTCAGTTTCGTGTTAAGTCCACGCATACTGTGCCAACCAGTGTAGCCGCTCATTGTGCGCCTCTCGGTGAGGTATGAGTACTGCTCACCTAAACTGGCGTTGCGAACCCAACTCTCCTTACCAGGTAACGTCGTTGTCAACACCCCAACTTTCATTGGGACGTCTGCTTCTTTTGCCCAATCTAAATCAAACTCCAATCTCTTAGCGATCTTGAATTGATTCCTCTTGGCTCGAACCTTCTCACACCCTGGACAAAGTCTCCAGCGTGGACATAAGCTCCGGTCGTTCAAAAACTGGCGGGCGTTAAGACACCCATCCGGCGTTGCCTCCAATTTCATGCACGATCCTCCCATTTGCCCGAGACCCCCCCAAGCAGTCTTGGGAGGAACCGGAGGGGTCCGGACAAACAATTCTTGTCACATCGAGTATTAAAATCCTCAATGTTATTTTTTAGCAGGTAGTGTAGTATAACAAGTAAGGAACTTGATGGAGACCTTGACGGCCCCCCGCCATACTCGAACAGGTTCGAGCGGGGCCCCCCGCAATCGCTCCCTTCGGTCGGCGAACGGTCTCGAGTAGAAGATGGAAGTGAAGTCATTCC